CTGATGGGGACGTGCCACCGTTAACGTTGATTGTTACGGCACCACCGCTGTTGTTGTAGAACGCTTCATTGCCTGTGGTTCCGTCTGTGCCAGCATATCCGCTAAACGTAATATTATCAAAATCATACGTACCCGTGGCAGTTATTTCAATCGCGTGTCCGGTACCTGCACTGGTGAATGCTAGCGTATCGACGTTCGCCAGGTATGTGTTGTTAGTAATTCTTAACTGGGATGTGTCGGTACCACCAATTAAGCTAATACCTGAGAATGTCGTTTGTCCGGTTAACGTTACCTGCCCAGAGTTAACAATCTGTCCGCCAATCCACGATACTGCTCCATCCATGTCCACTAAACGTGCTCTCGTCACGTTCAAGTTTGTGATTGTGCAAGACGTCGACCCTGTCAGGTTTAGATATACTTCATGTGGAGTAACAGCACTTAGTGAACCGTTTGAAAGGGTAACGTCAGTAGTGCCTGTTCCCTTTTGGAGCTTTAGTTCATAAAACGTTGAAGCCACCGCCGAACTCGTGCCGTCAGATAGCACTGCCTGTTCCCACACCACGGTAAAGTTTGAATCAATGAACTCGGTGTTGGCTGCACCAGATGCTGCACCGATGTATAGTTTACACCTGGCAAACACAATACCAGATTGTGTTCTTAGTGGTCCGAATCTACCCGTTGTTGTATTATCTTCGAATGTTGAGAAGTCGGAGAACTTTCCTTCTGTAGATCCAGCGTCTCCGAGGGTAATTACATATCCCTTTCCTACAACGATCGCGTCCATAAAGCAGTTATCGATAGCACCAGCAATCGTCTTATTGATCTTCCACCCAGATCCAAAACCATCTACGCCTGTTAGCTGAGCTGGGTTGCCCGTAGTTGTCCAACCTGCTGTACCTGCTGTTACAGCGTTGAAATTAGCTGCTGGGTTTATGACATACGAATACCAACCACCCAAGTAACCTGGTTGCGGACCAACGTACCACGTACCAACAGAGTCGGTAGCTAAGTCATCAGCAATACGAATTCTGAATCCGCCGTTAGCAATCGTATCCCACCCTTCATACGCTGATAGCCAGACGAATATGTGGTCTCCGTCATTGGTCTGGCCAGAAGCAAAGTTCCAAGGTTCACCGGTCCAGTCAGCTGCAGTAATACCATAACCTTCAACTGTGGTATTGCTGACTTTTTCCGACATTGAACCGGTACCTTCAATGAAGTTGGTGGTGTTCAGTGCAAGAGAAGTATATCCAGTCCACGTACCAAGTGCGTCCATCGATCGGACTTTACCAGGACCAACGAATGCTACTGCTGGGGCTGCCATGTTAGGTCACCTTCGTACTTAGACCTTGGTCCTTCGTAATAAGGGCTGCGATCGCAGTTTCAATGCTCTTGAATGCCATAATCAGTGTCGGGTCTCCGGCTGCGTATTCTGTCATTGCCATGGTTAGAAAATCGTCTATCTCAATCTCTATTTCCTCGGGTCGGTAGTGTCGTTTACCGTCCCCATCAACTCCAAATAGCCGATAAACTATCATGACATGATAGTTTGCTGCTAACGAATTGTTTTCTTGAAGAGGTTGAGTAATATTTAGCCTAACTAAATGTACGTTCTTAAATTCGAGTACTGGAATAGCCGCCGTATTAGTTACTTGAATTCCCACGTGATTTCTCCTAAAATAAGGGGGAAGGCGCCTTCCCCCTTATTGTGTTAAGCATCAGGTGTTCTAATAGCAGCAGCCGAACCCGGGAACGACGCTGGCGATTCGAACGTCTTGATAGCGTCCGTATAACTGTTGTTTGATGTTCCGCCAAATCTAACTCGTGCATAAAGTGCTCTTGGCGTTGAATACACAGCAGAATACGACGCTGAAACAGACTCACCCTCGATAAACACGCCCGTACCTGCTGTCGCATCATTTGGTGCAGTAAAGTTTGTCGATGCTACAGTAAATGTTGTCTTTCCCGCTGGAGTGTTGATTGTCCTTGCGGAATAAGCAACTCTCCTCCAAACGTTTAAGTCATCCTTGATTTGAATGTACCCTGTGGCTGGTGTAGCAGTCGGGACCTGAACAGTAACAATCACAGACGTAACAGCACCTGTAGTTAAAGACGTGTCAAGAACATACGCAGGAGACTCAACGCCTGCTAACTCATCGATGTACGAGATGAACACATTGTTGGTTGCTGAAGCGTTGACGGTTCCAAAGTCTTCGTTGCCATCTGTAGTATCGATAGTGAACGTGTTGGTTGTCCTGTTTCTGGAACTGAAGTGCAATCTACGATAGTTGCCCAAGTCGTCTTCAACGCGGATATATCCTGATGTTGGTGTGTCGGAGGGAATCGTGTTAGCGGCCCCTGTAATAACAACAGAAACAACGTTGTTTGTGTTTAAGGTTGCATCTAACGCAAACTGATCAAGCTTAATTGTGCTGTTCTCTTCTGGGCCTACAATAACGTAGTCGAGGCCAGCAGCGAGACCAGTAACAGCAAAAGTCCTGTTATCAGGTGGAGTGATCTGGGTGTTAGTTAGGTCAAATACTTTGTCGGTAGCTGCTAAATCTGGAGCTGAAACGCCAAAACCATAGGCACCGATAAGAGCTGAACCTGTCGATACACCACAGAACGGGAACGACAGTGTACGTTCCGTTACCGAAGATACGGTTGCTACTGTTGCAGGGTTAGCATCAGAATTTATAACTTGTGCAGCGGTTGGTGCAACCCCCGTTAGCAGCTGGATCCACATTTTGGTTGGGGCGTTGACGTTGTCAATAGCCAGCATCTGGCCCGTGCCGCCTGTCCACTCAACAAGTTCAAACGCTGCGAAGTCCACTACAGTGGTTGACCCGCTTATTGCTACTTCATGTGTGATACCACGGAACAATTCACCATTCAAACCGTATAGGGTAGTTCCCGAACCTTGTCTCGAGTAATATTTCATTGTCTCATAGAACTGGTTGATTGTTGTAGTTCCTTTGTCCCACTCTGAGTAGTAGTATTCGTCCGTTAGGTCATTGTTAACATCAATTCCGTTGTACCCCTCAGTCAAGTTTGTAACTGAAGTAAATGGAGCAGATGCCATATCTGCGATTGCGGTAGCGTTGTTCAAGTCGTCGGCATAAGTCAAAGCCATAACGTTGTTACCACGTGACGTTCCGTTAATCTTAAACTCCGAGAACGTTTTACCCCATACACGAGTTTGACCAAGCAGTCTTCTACCGTCTATGTCAGATGTTGTTCTAACCTTTTGCATGAAACGATGTGATATACCGTTGTTTAAGTCCGGGTTCAGTCCTTTGTAGCGACCATAATAGATTGCATCCCCCGTGTCAACGTCACCCACCAGTCCTGGGGAAATGGTTAGCGCATTGGTAACGATATTCGTGATCGTGTAGTTCGCTGTACCCGTCGAACTCGTCAGGCGAATTTGTCCGCCGATGTGGAACACTGTTCCGTCTGATACGTTAAGTGTTGTCGAACCGCTCGTCTGGTTGCCGTTAACCGTAGCAGTGCTAACAGTTTTTGGATATTCATTCCAGAAGTCTGACACTATCACAGCAGCATTCTGTACTACTTGGAGGTCCATACCAGCACCAGCAATAACTACCAGTCCGTCCCAAATGTCTGTGCCGCCACCCTGAATAATTGAACCATCATATAGGTGTTCAGATGCGGTTTGATCAATATTGAAGCCGTTGATCAGAGTTACGATGTTATCCGTTGAACGCTCCGAAGGAGTCTTATCAGTGATATCTAGATAATCGTTGGAGCTTGCAGAGCTTACTGCTGCAGAAGCATTATCAGCCAAGTCAGACAACCAACGGTGGAATGCAATAACAGTGTGGTAGCCGGCAGCTTGAGCGGTCACTGCTGTACCCGCTGTTACTGTTTGTGAGTTGTTGACTGTATATGTCCCTGTTCCACCATCACCTGTACCTAACGCGGTGATTTTTGTTCCCGCGGTGATTCCTGTTCCTGTGATCATTTGACCAATACCGAACGCTCCGGTACCCGTGCCAGCAATAGTCAGTGTTGTACCAGCAATTTCACACGTCCAACCACCACCCGTGGCTCCAACACCATGATCGGACCCAACATACCTAATGTCGCCTGTTGCTGTTACTGTGAAATCTTCTTGAATAGCCATGGTTCAATCCTTTTGAATAGTAATACTTATTTATGCAACTACTTTGTTAATGTTTGTAACCGCTGAATCACGTCACCACGTTGACGGTTGTATCTATTAAGTAAAGCCTTGTCTTGATCCGTTGGTTTTGTTTTTTGTTCGAGATAGAAAATTTTATCATCGATTGACTGCAGCTGGTATTGCTCAAATTGAATAGTCGTATCACGACGCAAATCCTTAATCGCCTGGACTTGGGTCATCTGTTCACGTTTATACTCCTCGGCGTGAACGTATGTGTTGTTGAGGGTAGCCCACCCAGCTACTACGACACCTAGAGAAGTTACCAATGATGCAGCACTGACAATATTTTTCTTGAATATTTCAATTAGAAGCATGGTGGGACTCCCATAACCCCGATATTCCAAGCTGGTGTTCGAGCCATGCTGGCGATGGTGTTTCTACTGCTATTACCGGCCACCCATGTGCACGCATGTCGTTATATATCATTTCAGAACATATCACACCACCCGCATTTGGGGTAGACTTACCGAATATATGAAACAGTGGACGAAGGCTGAATAGCAGGTAGTCGAGAAATCCATAGCTGTTATCATCCTTGTCTAGTTGTTGTTCCATATACTCACCGCTTATTTCCACCGGAGAGTCAACGAGTATAACCCTGTCCATGGGGTAATGGGGCCAGTCGCGGCGCCGGCGTAAAAGGTTCATATCGTACATCTTATTGGTTTTCTCATCGACCCACCCAACGTGGTAGCAGTAGCTTCCGGTGAAGAATTTTGTGAGTTTGGCTGAGAATAAACTCTTAGAATAGATGAAAGCGATTTTCATTACAACTCCCTGTATACCTTACGCTTTATTTATATTACTGCCTGGTATACACAGATAAATATTACATCTTCCTAGCTACCTACACATATTATGCCTCTACGACACTTCGGAGCCAGACACTTCAGCGGCCTTCGACACTTCTTCGCTATACACTTCAGCGGAATTCGGGTGCAGGTGTCTGTAGGCGGTGGGGGTGGTCCCTACCCGTTGATATCTCGTGGTCCTGGTTTTTACACGTTAGACCCAAGGTTTTTAACCAAAACAACTAAGTATGTTATGATTAATGTTGAGTTTGGCGAGAAGAAATGGAAGAAGCATTATGTGGTTGAAACGGCGAAAGCCGATCTGGTTATAACTGTGTTGAATTGGGCCAATCGCCTGAAGGACGGCATAAGTGTGGGTATTGAGAAGTTTCGGCGTGTCAGCAGTAAGGTAACGGCTTTGTTTTCACGCGGCGATAAATAAGAATACAGTTTAGGGAATGAACATGGCAGACACGGCGGATACTACGGAACTACACATCATATCAACCAAAAAGGCTGAGTTGGAGTTTGATGTACACATACAGGGGATAAACTCCGACGAACCTATGGAAGTGCGGTTTCTAATCAAGGATGCCGACTTCGACGGGACCATGTCGTTCACATGCATCCATGTTGAGGGCGATAAGTGGTGTGTTAAATTCCCAGTTTTGAAAAATTTCCTCAAGAAACAGGAATACGCATTTGTGCTCGAGGTGATAGTGGATGGGTACTACTTCGCTCCTGTGGAGGGCAAGGTATCCTTCATATCAGATCCCACCGTGGATATGTCAAAGAAGAAGCGCAAACCGTCAGTAAAGGCTGCATTCACAGTGAAGCAGGATGCAGAGGTGGTTGAAGAGCGCGTGGCACAAGCTGCTGGGACGGCTGGGGAGGCAACTGATCCATCCAACCAGCTATTAACGCCCGAATTTCCAGCAGAAAAATTACCTGACGAGGAGGTAGAGGATGAAGAAGAGGACACCGCGGTCAGTATGGAGCCAGCTCCCACCGCCGAAGGCTTCAATCCCACCACTGTTGCGGAGAATATACTAAAAAGTACATTCGGTAACGTGCAGCTTCCGTCGTCAAAGGGCTTCCTTTTTTCTCGTTCGGGAGACGGTAAACCAGTAGTTAAGGGATTGGAAGATAAAGCGACTAAACAACAGCTACAGGATAAAGCTGAGAGGGTGAAACAAATACTAGCTGGTGAGTAGTCCTTTTTGTTCTAGTATATTGCACACTTTGATTAGGTGCTTACAAAGTCCGTCGACCTGCGCAGGGTTCACTGGTGGTCTATTGTCCGTCTTGCGTTGATATGGCTTGGGCTTTCTACCCATCAACGTGTCATTATTAAAGTTCCATACAGCAAACCGGTAGTGGAAATCCATACAGTTGCAGTTTACACGTATTCTGCTCCCATTAAGAGGGATAGGTTTTACGTGGTACTCCTGTCCGTTTGTAGCTTTAAATGTGATATTCTCTTCCGTATCTTCGGTTTCGTAGCTAATATCGGAGAACAGCAACTGCTGCTTGTACTCATTCTGGTTACTACGAGTCGTGGTAGCGAGCTGGAGTGCACCTCCTTCTGACGTCATCCGAACAGGTACGTACCGTATTGACGTGACAGTGACCTCACTCGTGGCGTGTTGTCTTTTGGGGGTGTCGGGGAAAGCGCGTTCAATGTTCTGATATAGCTGGTCGAACGAGGCAGCTTCTAACAGCGCCGCCTTTATTCGTTCACCTCGAATTACTCTTAGTTTCATGTACCATGATCACCCGGTCAAATTCGCCCTTACCCGGAAGCACCATTGAGCTGTATTGTCTGCGAACAGCATCCTCAGGAACGTTTTTGTCTCCTCGAGTCGTCTGGCGTTCAATAAGCACCTCGAGAGGTGTATTCAATATGATGGCGACAGTTGTGTAGCCATATTTATGGGCTTGCTCTAAATGAAAAGCGCGGCGCTTCGGAGTAAGGTTTGTGTTGTCAACGAATATCGTTTGTGGTTGTTTGATCATTTCCTCAAACACAGCTTTAGCTCTAGCTTCGAATTTCTTATCTGCGCACGATAGCCGAAACGCGTTTGAGTAATCGTTAGCGTCATACCACTGATGACGTAGCGTGTCAAGAGAGAACGATACCATACCAGGATTAGTCTCTGACAACCCTTTGAACAGAGTAGATTTACCTGCACCCGATGGTCCAATGGGAACAACGAGCGTTGGTGAAGTAAAGATCGTGTGTATTACATCGTGAAGTTGCATGAAAATCTCCTAGTTTCATGCACTATACAGGTTTTCTATAATGGGGTCAACAGATTACGGGCATTGGTACGTCGTGTTCATTGTATTCCTCAGAAGAGGTCTCGAAATACGCGTGAGAATACAATTTATCATACGCATCCTGGTCAAACGTAGATATTTCCTCCAGCAATCGTAGAGCTATTAGCATACCTGATACTAGATCATCTGTAGCCCCCGGTTTTGCGGCGTAAGATCCGCCTTTGCGGACGAAATACTTCAGTTCTTCCACAAGTTTGGGTGACTTTATGTGCACTGTGTTGCGCTCGACCATCTCTTTAAGAGCCATACACGCTTTGATTTTTGACTTACCGGTCGTTGTCATGCCGCGGCGTTTTTGACCTGTTTCTGATACGAATTCAGCGGTTTCGGATGGCGTTTCATCTGCTTCAAGTAGAGATATCATTGCTTCCCCAACCCCGTTGTTCTCAATTGAGAAGAAAGCAGTTCCTTGGGCACGGTCGATTGTGGTCAATAGCTTCTTCAGCTGTTGATATGCATACACGGAGGAAGATGTATTTGATCTCCACTCCGCCACCTGTTCCATTGAAGGGAATTCGAGTACAACAAAGGTAGAAAAATCATTACCCGATCCTGTTGCAGGATCAACGCCTATTAGATATGTGGTGTTTGGTTTGGGGTGTTTGTAGAATACTACTTCCCCGAGGGACCCAACGGGGGTGTTTCGTGCTGTGGTTTCAGTTAGGGTTGATAACACCAGGGTGTCGATCAGCAATGGATCCGATGATATAAACTGACACGCATATTCCTGCAACCACCGCGTTTCACCTATCTTTGCTATTTCAGCCTGCTTGAATTTTTCATCGCGACCTGGAGGTTCATTCCACTTGACCTCTACCGGCGCAAAGCCGTTGACGCCCAATGTAGCACCGCGCCATAGTTGTGCGTATCTGTTGGTATCACCATTGGGCGTGGAGCATATAATACAACCTCCACCCGTAGCCAACGTTGGTGAAGTAGCTGTCCAGAAGTCTTCTTGGATTGAGTCACGGACAAACGCGAACTCGTCGAGGAACATCAATGATACAGATAAACCTCGACCGGTATCAGCAGATGTTGCCTGTGACATAATTCGAGATCCGTTATCGAATCCGACCTCATGCTTGTTCCAGCCGTCGGACGTCAAGCCTGGTTTGATCCAGTGTGGTAGTCGTTCATACATATAACGGATGCGGTGTATCATTTCCATCGCGTTGCTGTTCTTGTTCGAAGCTATTAAGGCTAGCTTTTCGTCATTGAACATAGCGTACCACAGTAAGTACGCACCGCTAAGCCACGACTTACCAACTTGACGAGATGTAAGAGCAATGGATAATCTATTGTCGTGGAACGTTTTAACCATACGTTCCTGGTATGGGTATAAGCTGAATGGAATTGAGCCCTTAACAGGGTGTTGTATTTGACAATAAGATTTTATGAAGTAGGATGGGTCATCCATGCACTTCAACAGTTCTGCTACTTGATCTCCCGTGTATCCGTGTTGGGCATTCGCCTTTTTGAGATATGGATTCTTAGCCATCTTTCTTCTTATCCCTCAAGAGACGTAGTATTTCGTTCCTATCTGCGACAACTAGGTTGTTATTGACTGTGTGGGGTGTGCCGCCGGCCGCCGCTTCGATTGCGCTCTTGTCCTTATGTTGCTTGAGTTCCCGCTTCTCTCTAACAGCACCGAGCGCCACATTTAGCATCGTAGCTGTGACTTCTCCCATTCGCGCTTTGTATTTGCCCTCGACTATCTCTATTTCCCCTGAGATTATTTCCACGTTGCTGATGGCTAGGTCATATATTTCTTCTAATTTACCCTCGATCTCCGCATCTTTTGAATCGTACGTGGGGGCAATCACCGGAGCAGATGGCGTGACTTCCTTGTACTCAGTCATCGTTGTTCCCGATTCAATATCGAGCGCGTCTTCCAGCGGGTGTGTCGAGAGTTCTTGTTTGATGACCGTTTTCATGTGTGACTCCTAGGGTGTGGTATTTATGCACAACCTTTTGGGGTTACTTGAAGAGGCTACGCTCCGTGAGTATACGGAATTTCATACCGTGTTGTTTACACCACTCCATCGCCGCTTGCCACTTCGCAGCGTTTATAGCCAGGGTGATGTGTTCATAAAGAGCATGTTTAGAGTTTTTACGAGGTTTCCGCGTCTGGGCCGCTGGCTTAACCTCAATTATTTCCTGGATCACACTCCCATGCCTATCAACATACTCTACCCAGTAATCAGGAAAATATCTGTGTACTTTTCCGTCCGTTGGTTTGATGTACTTGATGGGGATTTCTTCACTGGACCAGCGAATGACTTTAGTGCTGTTATCAAAAAACTTATGGGCCTCGAGCTCCCACGAAGATCGATAAAACACCTTATCAACATCACCCACATATTTTTCGGGGTGTTCTAGCTTGTATTGCCCCTGTTTAAAGCGACCCCTATGCATTATGTGCTATTGGTGGGAGGTGGGTTTGACGTATTGATCGACGGCGTGCACTTGTCACGCACAACAGCTGGTTCACCAAATGGTTTAACGTTGGTAGGCGACATGGGTCTGCCGTCACTTGCCTTGTTATAACGCAATGGATACAGAGCACCAGACTGTATTCCGGCAATCTTTTCACTGGTCTGTATATCAGACATCGGTACACCCGTGTCTATGTACACCGTATCGTAGTTGAAGGACATGTTTATTTCTCCTCCTTCATTACCTACTGACATATCCAAATCATCCATCGACATCGCTGTTACACGTGGATTGAAGAATTTGTATACGTTAACGTGATGTCCAAAGTTATACACATGATATACACGTATTTCGCGTATCATGTTCGTGACGTCCTGGCCCGTCGCCGTTTTTCTGAGAGTGCCGTGAGTAGCACCATATTGGAAGGCAGTAGTCGTACCTTCGATGGGTACAACCTTTACCACGTCTCTCTGAGCCATACCCGACATTTTCAAGTCATTTATATTGAATGCGTCTGGATAGTTTGTTTTGGGGACAGTTGCTCTCATGTACGCATTGAAGAACCGAACAGCACTGTTACCGCGTTCAATTGCACCGTCAACAGATCCTTTTCCCGAGCCCGTGTCGTCGTGGAAGGACAGTTTCATTTCTTCAAACTCGGTGCGTATAATGGAGTTTGATCTGAAGTTATAGAAGTTGACCTCTTCCATGTGAACTTTTAACCCGGGCCTGGAAGCTGTCTTTACTGCGAAAGTTAAATCCTTGACGTCTAGGTCAGTGTATGGATCGTTGAGGATAAACTGCACCACAAATAGGAATTTGTATTTTGGCGCTCGTGAAAGAAGATCGATGGCGTAGGGGGATATCCCATCACATACCTCTATGGATCTACTGGCTGTCGTGGTGGGAGTGAATATGTTTCTGCCCAACCGCTCTAGGTTCTGTAAGTCTTGTAGGTAGTTTGGTATATCTGTCAGCTTGAAGTTGCCCTGTTGTACTTGCTGAAACAGAGCCTTGGCTTGGCCATATGCTCTATTGGCTACTTCGGGGTGGAATCCCCGAAGTGTATCCACCACCTGGGGAGCTATGCCGACGTTTCCCAAAACCCAATTGGCGCCTGCATCCAGGGAGCTGCCTATGCTAGTTGGTAGTGATCCACAACCGCCTCGAATAGTATTAGAAACGCTATTCAGTGTACGCAGGCCCTTACCTATCGATGAGGCACCAATGTCGTTAAGCACTTGAAGGTCCCCGACTTTACCGATCGCATTAAAGAAGGATCGGCGATCGCTAGTCTTGCTAGAGGCCGTCTTAGGACATACGATTGTAAATGCGCGAGGATCACCCATGGAATATATTTCCGGCGTTTGGGGTATTTATAAGGGGGGAGAGGGCCTTGAGGCCCTCTCTTTTCCTGCGATTGTTGGTTATTAGCCTGTTGCGCCAGCACCACCAGTTGCAACACCTTGACCAGTGCTGTATCCGATAATGTTTTGACGTGCGTGGTCAAATCTGATCGTTAGTTCTATAGTGACTGGCTCGCCAACGGAGTAGTCGAGATCACCGAAACTTACCGCGTTGAGATGACACCCTTCAACTGTCCACTTTTCGATTACTTGATCATTACCATCAAGCATATCAAGGTAAGTTACAAACTTATAGAAGGAACCTTCGGACGCAGCGGCCAACCACTGTCCCTCTGCACCAATCAACCACTGTTGTTTCTGTAGTTGAGCTTGTACTACGGCTGAAGCAGAACCGGTAACGTCGTCTTGGACTGTTAGTGTTAGAGGATCCCACGAGTGTTTGCCAGCAACGTACGCGATGGAATTGTAACGGTGCAGGGTGATTTCCTCGAACGTTACCTTTGGTCTGTTAACGGTGATTGCTTGCATCGATAGAGGTTGGGAATCTGTACCACCCCCCATGTTTGCAAACGTTACACGCCAACGGTTCTTGTGTTTCGGGTGAAGAATACCACTACCAACCCCTGGGATTCCAATATCGTTTATGGTTGCCATGTTATGAATGCTCCTGTACTGTTAAGTATAGTAGTATTTATTATCAGGGGTATTATAAGGGCAAAAAATCAGGAACTTGATAAAGATGGGGGTACCTGGTACCCCCCATCTTCCGGTTAAATCTCTGCGCCGGTCGCAACAATACGAATCGGTATGTAGATAAATTCAGCTGCTCTTACTGGCTTCAGAGCGATATCAACATACAGTTCATTGCGGTCAATACGATCTGGTGTATTGTTTGATTCATCACATATTGTGGCGAAATCATACAAACCACGCTTTACGATCAAGTCACCGAGGAATCCATCAACCACAGCCTTGAGGTTATCGCGGGTGAGCTGGTCGTTGGGTTCGAACACGAAACTCATTGTGTTCTTACGCAATTGACGACGTACGTACATAACCAAACGAGCAACGTTAATACGATCCAGAGCGCTAGCATCAGGAGCAGATGTTTTCTGACCCCATACTAGAATGCCACGACCTGGGAAGAACACGATTGGGTTCAGGTTTGTGAAGTACTTGTATAGGTTGTCCCGCTGTCCTTGGTTGAGAGCTACTTCGTTGAATGCCGTTGGTGTTCCCAGTGTTCCGGACACATATCCAAC